CAAAAAAATAGCTCCGGAGGGTTTTTTGGGCAAAATTTTTCACCTGGAAACCCTTCGGAAGTACACCGGAAGGAGTTGAAAGACCGATGAATACTCGGAGTAGTGACGGTAAGAGTTCGAGAAGTCGAGGAAAGCCGGCCACAACTCCTGAGGGAAGAGAGAACCAGCTGATTTCTCTGGCTACAGACCTCGCTCAGAAGCGTCTTGAGGAAGGTACTGCTACTGCAGCAGAGGTTGTTCACTTCCTTAAGCTTGGTTCGTCTCGAGAGAAGCTCGAGCAAGCTCGACTTCAGCAAGAGAATCGATTGATGGAAGCCAAGATCGGCAATCTTAACTCGCAACAGAAGAGTGAGGAGCTGTTCCAGGAAGCCATCAACGCGATGCGTTCGTACACGGGACAAGGGCCTCTACATGAGGAGGCTGGTTATGAGGATCCGGACTTATACTGAGCTTAGGCGACTCGATACCCTTCTCGAGCGCTTCAGGTACTTGGAACTTCGGGGTCATGTTGGTGATTCAACGTTCGGGTTCGATCGATGGATCAATCAACAGTTCTACACGTCTCCTCAGTGGCGCCATATTCGTAGTTACGTCATTGCTCGAGACAACGGGTGTGATCTCGGGATCGAAGGTTACGACATTCACAGTCGTCTGTACATCCATCATCTCAATCCGATGACTCGACGCGACATCATCGACGGAGACGAGAGCATCCTCGACCCAGAGTTTCTAATCACCACCACGCATGTAACACACAATGCCATTCACTACGGCGACGAGCGACAACTCCCTCGCTTGCTTGTTGCTCGAAGAGCTGGCGACACCAAACTGTGGTAGAAAGGAGAACAACATGCGCGCACCAGGCATGCAGGTACTTACCGATCAGATCAAAGCCAAGAGGCCCGGCGTGGTCATCTACGGCATTGGCGATGACACTCACAAACTCCGGGTATCCGGTCACAACGAGGACGACACCGTCGGTGTTCGGGCCGAGGATCAGGACGACGATACGATCCCGGAGCACCGAGCGATCGACGTCATGCTCGGCAGTGCGTTCACTCGAATCGATGGGCACTCTCTCGTCTCAGACCTTGTCTCTCACGAAGAGAACCGTCGTCGAATGCTCTACATCAACTACGAGAACACCCAATGGTCTCGATCGACCGGCTGGACTCCTCACGACAACAGCGACGACCCGCATCCGGGTCATGTTCATATCTCCGGCGAAGCCGACGCGGACGCGAACACGACTCCTTGGATTCTCAGCGAGTGGGACTCGGCTCCGGCGAGCGGTTCGGACTTGCTTCTGATCGACGGGATGCTCGGTCCGAAGACGATCAGCCGCTGGCAGCAGGTCATGGGAACCAAGATCGACGGCGTCATCTCCGTGCCATATTCTCAGTTGGTCGCGGCCGTACAGACCAAACTCAAGGCCACCGTTGATTCCACACTCAACGTCGACGGCTACGGCATTCTCCAAAACAACAAGCGGTACAAGACCGCCGGCGCCTTGCAGCGCTACCTGAAGGTTCCGGTTGACGAGGTTATCTCGGCTCCAGTCAGCCAGACCATCAAGGCCCTGCAGCGGCGACTGAACGAAGGCAGGTTCTAGATCACCTAGAAGGGAGGTCCCACGTGATCGAGAGTATCCTGACCAGCGTCAAGAAGAATCTGGGTCTGGATGAGGATTACACGGTCTTTGACTCGGACATAACGCTGTACATCAACGGCGTTTTCTCGACGCTGCACCAATTGGGTATTGGCCCAGAAGATGGGTTCATGATCGAGGACAAAACGGCCACGTGGGACGACTTCACGGGCGGCGACGTCCGATACAACATGGTCAGAACCTACATGTACCTCCGGGTTCGACTTCTTTTCGATGCTCCGAACACTCAGTATCTCGTCGAGGCGTTGAACAACCAAATTCGCGAGCATGAGTGGCGAATGAACATCGTCCGTGAGAACGACTCGTGGGTTCCGCCGGTTATTCCGAGCATTCCGGATGAAGATCTTGTCTTGGACGGAGGGGGAGCCTGACATGAAGGCTACCTTTAAACTTCGACGGGACACCTCGGCAAACTGGTCCGATAAGAACCCAGTTTTGGCCGCCGGCGAACCTGCGGTTGAGACTGACACCGACAAGGTGAAGGTGGGAGACGGTTTTACTCCGTGGAACACGCTTCCTTTCCTCACCGGCGTTAATGGCGCCTCTGCCTATGAGGTGGCGGTGGCCAACGGCTTCGTCGGTGACGAGGCAGCATGGCTTGCTTCTTTGGTAGGTGCTGATGGTGCTCCAGGTCCAGCTGGTCCTGCCGGGGAGACTTATCCGCTCTCAGCCTATGGTCTTTTTTCGGCCAGTTTTCCGATAGAAGCAGCCAGCGGAGATTCGAATCACGGCCCGAGTTGGTGCACTCGACTCTACGTTCCGAAGAACAAGGCGATAACGGCCATCGGAGCGTTTGTCACAATCCCCGGCTCGGCCGGGACTGGTTATAACGGTTTTGGCGTCTACGACGATGCTGGAAACTTCGTAGACTCCACGCCAGATGACGACACTCTCTGGCAGGCTGATCACAACTGGTCCTTCAAGGCTCTCGCCTCTCCGATAGCAGCGCAAGGTGCCGACCGATTTGTCCGTATCGTCAGTGTGTGCTCAGGCACCGATCCGTGGGTTGCTTATTGGACACACGGAGGTATGGACAAGATCATACAAGGTGGATACGGCATCTCAAATCATCGGAGAGGCATTGCCGAGATCACAAACTTTTCCTCCAGCTTCCCATCGACAATCAACCTGTCCGACGGGAACGTTTTCAACTACCTCCCCCTCATCGTTCTTGCCTGAAAGGAGGGTAAGCCTTGAGTAAGACCACTTTGGAAGAAACGCTCGCCCACTTCGGGATCAGAGGCATGAGATGGGGTGTCCGAAAGCAGACGGCCGCGGGCGCGCGCGCGAAGGCAGATCGCAAATGGACCAGGCAAGCAAAGAGCCTTGGCGTCCAGAACATGGTCTACAAAGCGTCTCTTCGTCAGTTGAACGCGGTTGAACTGACCAAGCTCAACAACAATCCGAAGTACAAGGGCAAGACAATCAAGCGAGACTCGGATCTCGGCCGGCAATACATGAATGACGCCGAGAAGACGTTCAATCGTGTTCTCAATCAACAATCGGCGAAGCTCATCGGTCCGAGTCCTTCTGGCAAGCTGAAGGTTAAGTTTAGCCAGAACATGAACGACACTTTTCCGACGGCCACCATCGTTCCGGCCCAAGTCCAGCACGCGGACAACGGAGGAATCGAACTCAAACTTACCTGGGACGACCAGGGGCACATCATCAACTGTGAGCTCGCCCAACCTTTGATGCAATCTGGCATCGATGGTCTTGACGAGATGCTTTCTCACTTCGGAGTCAAGGGCATGAAGTGGGGAGTTCGTCGAGCCGAGAGGCGTCGAGCTGCGAGTTCGCCAGATGCTCGAGCTGCGCAGGATGCTCATGCGAAAGCTCGCAAGGCTGGTGGGACACACGCTCTTACCAACCAAGAACTTCAACAACTCGTCACCCGAATGAATCTGGAGAAACAATTCAATCAACTCAAACCGCCGACTAAGACGTCTCGTGCGGTCAAGTTCGTTGGAGGTGTTCTCGCTTCTACCGGGAAACAGGCGGCTTCTAAAGTGGCCGGCGACCTTACGGCTAAGCAGATCGCAAAGGTGCTCAAGCCGTAACAACCAAGAAGAAACGAGGATTGAAATGGACGACCAGCAACTCAGGACTCTCCAGGATTACATGAACAATCGCCTTCCCGACGGAGACTGGGCCGACAAGCCGGCCGTTCCGGCGTCGACCGTTACGGCTACGAACACCTCCGAACATCCGATGTTCGTCGAGGTCGCCGGTGGCACGGTCACCGTGGTCAAGGTCGACGGTGTCACGATCGGAGCTCGGACGAGCGGGATGTTCTATGTTCGACCGGGAAGCACCATCGCGATCACCTACAGCGTCGCCCCGACTTGGCAGTGGTTCTACGCCTACTGACCAATAAGCTTTATTGTGGAAGGGAGGGTTGGCAATGAGCCTGTCGAACACAGCGGTACCGGTTTACTACGGGCAGTTTCGCGACGCTGTGATCCGCGGCGAGATCCCGGTGAACCGCGAGATAGCCATGGAGATGAACCGGATCGATGCGCTCATTGCCAATCCCAACATCTACTACGACGATCAAGCAGTTGAAGGATTCATCCTTTACTGTGAGAACGAACTGACGCTGACTGACGGAAGTGACCTCCATCTACTTCCGACATTCAAACTCTGGGCTGAGCAGATCTTCGGCTGGTACTACTTCATCGAACGAAAAGTTTATGTCCCTCTTCCAAAGGGGCGTGGTGGCAAGTATGTAAACAAGGTAATCAAGAAACGCTTGACCACCAAGCAGTACATCATCCTCGCTCGAGGCGGAGCCAAGTCAATGTACGCCTCTTGCATCCAGAGCTTCTTCCTAAACGTCGACACCACGACCACGGCCCAGATTACGACTGCGCCGACCATGAAACAAGCCGACGAGGTCATGTCGCCCATACGGACATCCATCACCCGCAGTCGAGGCCCACTGTTCCGGTTCCTAACATCCGGTTCTATGCAGAACACGACGGGCTCAAAGGCCAATCGTCAGAAGCTTGCCTCTACGAAGAAGGGTGTGGAGAACTTCCTTACCGGATCCATCCTCGAGATCCGTCCAATGGCCATCAACAAGCTGCAGGGCCTTCGTCCTAAGGTTTCAACTGTTGATGAATGGTTGTCTGGTGACTTAAGAGAGGATGTTGTCGGAGCAATTGAGCAAGGAGCTTCGAAGCTTGAAGACTGGTTGATTGTTGCCATTAGTTCAGAAGGAACGGTTCGGAATGGTTCCGGCGATACAATCAAAATGGAATTAGCCAACATTCTTAAGGGCGAGTATCAAGCGCCTCACGTCTCCATTTGGCATTACAAGCTAGATGAGTTGGACGAAGTTGGCAAACCTGAGATGTGGCCGAAAGCTCAGCCGAACATCGGCCTGACGGTTACGTACGAAACATACCAGTTGGACGTTGAGAGAGCTGAGAAAGCACCAGCTTCTCGCAACGACATCCTAGCTAAGCGTTTCGGCATTCCAATGGAAGGCTACACTTACTTCTTCACCTACGAAGAGACTCTACCGCATCGTCCAAGGGAGTTCTGGCAACTGCCGTGTGCTCTTGGAGCGGACCTCTCGCAGGGTGATGACTTCTGTGCATTCACTTTTCTTTTTCCTCTTCGAATCGGTTATGGAGTCAAAACTCGAAGTTACATCACTTCGCTGACTCTTATGAAACTTCCTGGTGCGATGAGACAGAAGTACGACGAATTCATCTCTGAAGGAAGCCTTCAAGTCCTCGAAGGAACAATCTTGGACATGATGGAGGTCTACGATGACTTGGATCACTTCATCGAAGAGAAGAAGTATGACGTTCGTGCTTTGGGTTTCGACCCATACAACGCTAAAGAATTCGTCACTCGGTGGGAGCAGGAAAACGGACCTTATGGAATCGAGAAAGTCATTCAGGGGGCTCGAACTGAATCGGTTCCACTAGGAGAGTTGAAAATTCTGAGTGGTGAACGAAGTTTGTTCTTCGACGAAAGCCTTATGTCCTTTGCGATGGGTAATGCCATCACGATTGAGGACACCAACGGTAATCGAAAACTTTTGAAGCGTCGGCAGGACGAAAAAATCGACAACGTGGCGGCCTTGATGGACGCTTACGTCGCCTACAAAGCCCATAAGGAGGCTTTCGAATGAGCAACGCAGTGAGGAATCAGGCTGCCATGCAGTTCGCCACTTTCGAGGCGTAAGTCCCTCCGCGCAACCTAACGACATATTCAGGAGGGAGGTGAGTCATGCCAAGACTCAGAGATAGGCTCAAGCAAGCGGTCAAACACGCTTGGAACGCTTTCACAAACCAAGAATCGGATCGGCTTTCCGCTCCGTTCTCGGGCAATGGAAGTTTCGGATCCAGGCCGCCAGACCGAGTTCGTCTCCGTTATTCCAACGAGAGGTCGATTATCGCTGGAGTCTACACGCGTCTCAGTATCGACGTTTCTTCGATGGACATCCGACACGTTCGAGTCGACAGTGCCGGAAAGTATCTCGAAGACGTCGAGAGCGGGTTGAGCAACTGCCTTAAGGTCGAAGCGAACGTCGATCAAGGAGCTCAGCACTTCAAGCAGAACATTGCCATGCAGCTTTTCGACCGAGGCGTTGCGGCAATTGTTCCCGTCGACACCACAATCAATCCATCTACTTCCGGCGGTTTCGACATAAAGACGCTTCGAGTTGGAGAAGTAGTCCAGTGGTATCCGAAACACGTTCGGGTCAATCTCTATAACGAAGCAACCGGACTTCATGAAGAGGTAACTCTCGAAAAGAAGTTCGTCGCGATCGTCGAGAATCCGCTTCTTGCGGTGATGAACGAGCCTAACTCGACACTTCAGAGGCTAATCAAGAAACTAAACCTCCTGGATGCGGTGGATGAAGCGTCAAGTTCGGGCAAGCTCGACATCATAATTCAACTTCCGTATGTTGTGAAGAGTGAAGCTCGACGAGAACAAGCGCAACAACGTCGTGCGGATCTCGAAGCGCAATTGACGGGAAGTAAGTATGGCGTTGCCTATGCTGATGGTACCGAAAAGGTGATCCAGCTCAACCGGCCGGCGGAAAACAACCTCCTCAAGCAGATCGAGTACCTAACGAAGATGCTTTATGGCCAACTTGGTCTAACCGAGGAGATCATGAATGGCACCGCCAGCGAATCGGCCATGCTTAACTACCAGGCCCGAACCATTGACCCTTTGACCGTGGCCATCATGGAGGCTATGCGCCGTACGTTCCTTACGAAGACGGCCCGCTCCCAAGGACAGTGGATCATGGCATTCCGTGATCCATTCAAGCTGGTTCCTATGGAGCACTTTGCGGAGATCGCCGACAAGCTGACTCGGAATGAAGTGGCAACACCGAATGATATGAGACAGTCTATCGGCTGGAAGCCTTCTCCAGATCCAAAGGCCGACGAACTTCGAAACAGAAACATGCCAGAGCCGACTCCGTCGGAGTCGAACCAAAACCAAACACCAGGAATGGAAGGAGACAGTCAAAATGGAACCTGATTTCTCAGGTTACGCCACCAAGGCTGGTCTCAAGTGCTCCGACGGACGAACCATCATGCCCGACGCGTTCAAGCACATGGACGGCAAGAAGGTTCCGCTCGTCTGGCAGCATGGCCACGACACTCCCGAGAACGTTCTCGGTCACGCCATTCTCGAGGCTCGCGCAGACGGTGTTTACGCTCGAGGTTTCTTCAATGACACCCCGGCCGGCGTGAATACCAAGAAACTCGTTCAGCACGGCGACATCACCGCGCTGTCGATCTACGCGAACCAGCTTGTCGAGAAGTCGAAGCAGGTCTTCCACGGCATGATTCGAGAGCTCAGCCTCGTTCTTTCGGGTGCAAATCCGGGAGCGTTCATCGACAACGTCCAGATCGCCCATGGCGATGGCGACTTCACTACTCTGTCGGATGAAGCGATCATCTCTGCTGGAGAATCTCTCGAGCACGGCGTTCTCAAGGACGAGAAGGACGAGAAGGTCGAAGGAGACACGAAGGACGAGAAGGTCGAGCATGCCGACGCTGGACCCACGGTTCAAGATGTTTACGACAGTCTGACCGACGATCAGAAAGACGTCGTTCACTTCATGATCTCGGAGGCGCTTCAGGCCGCCTCTCAAACCACCGGCGACGCCGAGCACAAGGACGGCGCTCAAGAGGGAGACCTCACTCACAAGGAAGGAACCGAAACCGTCATGAACGTTTTCGACAAGAACAAGAAGGACGGCCAGGCGGCGAACGGTACCGGCCATGTCCTGTCGCACGACGCCGTCAAGGGCATCGTCGCGGACGCCGTGAAGTCTGGCTCGCTCAAGAGCGCGGTCGAGGCCTATGCGATCCAACACGGCATCAACGACATCGACCTTCTGTTTCCGGACGCGAAGCTCCTCAACGACCGGCCCGAGTTCAACCAGCGCCGGATGGAATGGGTGAATGGTGTGCTCAACGGCGCCGCTCACAGCCCGTTCTCTCGCGTGAAGACCGTCACGGCCGACATCACCCAGCTCGAGGCTCGCGCCAAGGGCTACATCAAGGGTGAGTACAAGAAGGAAGAATGGTTCGGTCTCACCAAGCGGACCACCGGCCCGACCACGATCTACAAGAAGCAGAAGCTGGACCGGGACGACGTTCTGGACATCACCGATCTCGACGTGGTGGCCTGGATGAAGGCCGAGATGCAGGTCATGCTCAAGGAGGAGCTCGCTCGCGCGATCCTCATCGGCGACGGCCGAGCTGTGGACGACGAGGACAAGGTCAAGGACCCGATCGGTGCCACCGAAGGTACCGGCATTCGTTCAATCCTGTACGACCACGAACTCTTCGTGACCACCGTGAACGCCAACGTTTCGGACTCCAGCTCCTCGATGACCGAGGTCGTGGACGCGATCTTGGAGTCGCGCCGCTTCTACAAGGGCAGCGGGAACCCGACGTTCTACACCACCGAGGTGTGGTTGTCGAAGTTCATGGTTACTCGCGACGCCGACGGCCACCGTATGTGGAAGACGCCGTCCGAGTTGGCCGCTGAGCTCATGGTCAACGAGATCGTGACGGTCGAGCCGATGGAGGACGAGGAAGACCTCATCGGCATCATCGTTAACCTCCGGGATTACAACATCGGCGCGGACAAGGGCGGCGAGACGACGTTCTTCGACGACTTCGACATCGACTACAACCAGCTCAAGTACCTGATCGAGACCCGACTTTCCGGCGCCCTCACCAAGATCAAGTCGGCGCTGGTCATCAAGTCGGTTGCGGCGGGTGCGGCTCTGGTGAACCCGATCACCGAACCGACCTTCGTCGAGTTGACCGGCGTGGTCACCATCCCGACCCAGACCGGCGTTACCTACAAGAACGCCGACACCAGCGCGACGCTCTCCGCGGGCGCTCAGGCCGCTCTCGACCCGGGTGACACGCTCAATGTTATCGCGGTTCCGGCATCGGCCAGCTACTACTTCCTCACCAACGCCGAAGACGAGTGGTCGTTCACGCGTCCGGCTGCCTAATAGGCGGTAATCACCATGGCAAGGTTCTACGGCGCAATCGGATACGGCGAGTCGGTGGAAGTCCGGCCGGGTGTTTTCGTTGATTCGATAACCGAGATTTCATATTACGGAGACGTTCAACGAAACACTAGGCGTTGGGACGAGGCGGAGAAAGTTAACAACGATATTTCCGTCAAAAACGCCATCAGCATCGTCGCGGATGCCTACGCCAACGAACATTTCTTTGCCATTCGCTATGTCGTGTGGCAGGGAGCCAAATGGACGGTTGACAGTGTCGAAGTCCAGGCTCCCCGCCTCCTCTTGAGGTTGGGAGGTGTCTACAATGGACCGACAGCCCCAGCTCCATGATATTCTCGTGGAGTTGATAGGCGAGGATGGTCACGTATATTTCCAACCTCCGGCTAGTCTGGCAATGGAATACCCGTGTATTCGATACGAAAGATCGACTGCACGATCCGCGTTCGCTGGCAATAAGCCTTATCGCTACACCGAGAAGTACACGTTGACTGTAATCGCCCAGGATCCGAATAGCGATATTCGACTCAAGGTTGCGGCGTTGGAGATGTGTATCCACAACCGGTGGTTTGCGGTGGCACAACTGAATCACGACGTCTTCGAACTTTACTTCTGAGGAGAACTGAAGTGACTGCTTTGACCTGGGACCAGGCCGGCACTCGTCTCTTTGAGACGGGCGTCGATCACGGGGTCCTCTACATTCCGAACAGCTCCGGCGTGTATGACAACGGCGTCGCGTGGATGGGTCTTACGACCGTCACCGAGTCGCCTTCTGGCGGAGAAGCCAACCCGCAGTACGCCGACAACATCAAGTACCTCAACCTCTACTCGCTCGAAGAGCTTGAGGGCACCATCGAAGCCTTCACCTACCCCGACGAGTTCGGTGAGTGCGACGGCACCTCGTCTCCGGAACCTGGCGTGAGCATCGGTCAGCAGGTGAGGAAGACCTTCGGTCTGTCCTATCGGACTCGAGTCGGCAACGATCTCGATCCCGAGGCCGGCTTCAAACTGCATCTGATCTATGGAGCGACCGCATCTCCTTCGGAGAAGGCCTACGCCACCGTCAACGACTCGCCCGAGGCGATCAATTTCAGCTGGGACTTCTACACGGTTCCCGCTGTCATCGACGGCTACAAGCCGACCTCGAGCATCGTGATCGACTCGACGAAGGTCGACGCCGACGCGCTGTCGGATCTGATGGACGCTCTCTACGGCACCGTCAGTGACGATCCTCGCCTGCCCACGCCTGACGAGGTTCTCGCGTTCTTCGCCGGCACAGTGGTCGAGGTCACGCCCACGGCGCCCACTTACGACTCGGGGACCGATCTGGTCACTATCCCGGCCGTTACGGGCGTCATCTACCTGCTCAACGGCGTGGTCCGTGCGGCAGGCACTTGGCCGATCACCGCCAACTCCGTGGCCAAGGCCGTTCCGGCCGCCGGCTACAAGTTCCCGGCGACGGCACAAGACCAGTGGTGGTTCACCTTCGCTTAACAAACCGGTCAACAGAGAAAGGAGGCCAGAGAATGCTTACTATAAAGGTTTCTTTGACGGAACTATTCGACGAAGAAAAGCAAGAGTTTGTCGAAGGAGTAACTTTCGACTTGAAACTGGAGCATTCTCTGGTCTCACTGTCAAAATGGGAGTCAAATTTCGAGAAGCCGTTCTTGAAGACAAACAAGACTTCAGATCAAACGCTTTGGTATGTCCAAGCGATGACTCTCAATGACGAAGTTCCTCCGGAAGTTTTCTCCAAATTCTCGAAAGAGAACTATGACGCAGTCAATGCTTACATTAACGCGCAAATGACTGCCACTATCATCACTCAACCCCAAGGTCAACGTCCTCCGAGTCGAGAAGTAATTACGGCGGAGATCATTTATCATTGGATGATCACGTTAAACATTCCGTTTGAGTGTCAGTATTGGCATCTCAACCGTCTTCTCACTCTGATACAAGTCTGCAACATCAAGAGTTCAACTCCAAAGAAGATGGGCAAACGCGACGCCATGGCTCAGCAAAGAGCTCTCAATGCCCAACGCAAAGCTTCAATGGGGACTAGGGGATAGGAGGTGACAGAATGAGCAAACTCACTTGGGACGATCAAGGAGAACGATTCTTTGAGATGGGAGTAGACAGAGGAGTTCTTTATGTCGACTCCGATCCAGGTGTTGCGTGGATGGGTCTCATCTCTGTTACTGAAAACGTCACTGGAGGAGAGCCTCGTCCGTATTATCTAGATGGGGAGAAGTATCTCAATCTCCTTACCGCTGAAGAGTTCGAAGCGACGATCGAAACTCTCTCTGTTCCAGAAGAATTCGGAGTATGCGATGGAGCAGTCAGCATACACAACGGGCTTTACGCCACTCAGCAACCAAGAAAGTCTTTCGGGTTGTGTTATCGAACTCGAGTCGGAAACGACGTTGCTGGGTCGGATTACGCCTATAAACTCCACCTTGTTTACAACGCACTTGCGTCGCCGACGCAGAGAAGCTACGCGTCGATTGGTGGTTCTCCGGAGCCTACGAAGCTCAGTTGGGCTTTAAGCACCAAACCGCCAGGAATTACGGGTTTTCGACCTACAGCGCATTTGGTGATCGACTCTAGGAGTTCAGATCCCGGCGTTCTTTCTGATGTCGAAGATCTTCTGTATGGGACGGTGTCGACCGACCCCTCTCTTCCAACTCCAGACGAACTTATTGCGATATTTGCTCCCTGAGAAAAAGGAGGTGACTGAAATGACTAAGTTAACGTGGGATGGCGATCGAGAATACCATCAAGGGGTAGATCGTGGCGTTTTATATCCCACAACCGGCCCTGGCGAGGCGTGGAATGGGCTGACCTCTGTCACTGAGTCACCATTGGAGTCTCAGGTAAAGTCTCGTTATATTGATGGGGTGAAGGTTTCAGCAAGTCAGCCTAAAGGCGAGTTTTCTGGGACGATAGAAGCTTTTACATATCCCAGTTCTTTCTACGCTGATGTCTTGCTTCAGAAAAGAGCGCCTCGATTCGGTTTTAGTTATCGCGTAATGATTGAGGACTCTTATGAAATCCACATCGTCTACAACGCGACAACATCTCCATCGAGACGTCAGTACCAACAGAGAGAAACCAGCGCGTTTAGTTGGAACTTCACTACAATTCCGATCGACGTTCCTGGAGCTAAGAAAGCAGCGCATTTGATTGTTTCCGCTTCGATCGCATATTCTTGGACCGTACAGGCAATCGAAGACATTCTTTACGGGACAGAAACAACTGACCCAAGACTTCCCACTCCTCAAGAGATTTGGGATGTTGTAGAGGAGAACTCCATCCTATTGGTCATAGATCATGGAGATGGAACCTTTACTATAACCGGTCCGGATGATGTAATTACGGATCTCGGTTCGAATACTTTCGAAGTGACTTGGCCTTCGGTCATTAATATCGACGCCGACACGTATCAGATCAGCTCTCTCTAGAAAGGAGGAGCCATGGCAACTGTACAAAGTATGAACCTAATTCGGTTGACGGCGTTAGAAGACGCTACGGTCATCGACGGGTACATCAATGGATCCGGAGATCTGATCTTGGTGCAGCACGATAGCACTGAGATCAATGCTGGATCGGCTCTTCCTCTCATGCCAGACGCGAGCGAGACAGTGAAAGGTAAGGTAGAGCTCGCGACGAGCGCTGAAACTATCACCGGAACCGATGCTGTTCGAGCCGTTACGCCGGCCGGACTCCAAGCAAAAGTAGCAAGCGATACAGCGAAAGGAATTGTAGAGCTCGCCACCAGTGCTGAAACTATCACCGGAACCGACACCGCTCGAGCCGTCACACCTGCTGGCCTCCAGGCAAAAGTGGCAAGCGATACAGCGCAAGGAATCGTAGAGCTCGCCACCAGTGCTGAAACTATTACCGGAACTGATACTGCTCGAGCTGTTACGCCTGCTGGTCTCCAAGCAAAAGTAGCAAGCGACACAGCGCAAGGAATCGTAGAGCTCGCGACGAGCGCTGAAACTATTACCGGAACTGATACTGCTCGAGCTGTTACGCCTGCTGGTCTTTCTGCGGTTTTGTCGGGAATTCAAGAGAATAAATTGACTGCTACTGGTAGTACCGGTAGCACTACTTACACCGCCACACTTACAAGCTCGACAACACCACAACTTGCTTTCGTTGCTCCAGCTTCCGGAAAAGTTCTCATTCACTGGGGTTCATATATTGTGAATAGTGCTTCTTCTGGAATAGCTTACATGAGTTGGGAAATTCGAGCCGGATCCACTTTAGGGTCCGGAAGCGTTATTGTTGCTGCCTCTGACGATCGCGCTGTGGCGCAACGTGGCGATAGTGCTGGTTTAGACGATCAGTGTTCCGGATGGTCTTCTCTAGTTACCGGTTTGACTCCGGGTAGCTCATACAACATTCAAGGGATGTTTAGAGTCACGGCAAACACGGGCTATTACGGTCCTCGAAACCTTATCGTCGACCCTCGATAATAAGATAGGAGCTGTAGTGATATCCTTTTCGTCGCGCGGCTCCTTCAAGAAAACGGAGTCGTTTTTAAGGAACGCTCAGAGGGTCGATATTCTCTCGATCCTCAACGAAGCAGGTCGTGAGGGCGTTACCGCTCTTGCTTTGGCAACTCCGGTTGATAGCGGCTTAACGGCTCGCTCCTGGAGATACGAAGCAAGTGCTAAAAACGGCAAGTATACCGTCACCTGGCTAAACTCTGACGTAGAGAGCGGTTTCCCAGTGGCCATCATGCTCCAGTACGGCTATGGGACTGGCACGGGCGGATACGTCCAAGGCCGGGACTACATCAATCCAGCGCTGAAACCCATATTCGACAGAATCTCCAACAAGGTGTGGAAGGCGGTGACCTCAGGATGAGCAAGGAAGTTGATGAGCGCGTTGTTGATATGCAGTTCAACAACAAGCAATTCGAAGAAGGAATCAGATCCACACTAGCTGCGCTCGATAAACTAAACCAAAGCTTGAAGCTTGAAGGAGCTTCCCGAGGTTTCGAGCAGGTAAGCGCCGCCGCCAATCACGTCCAACTCGGAAACATAGAGCAGGGCGTAAACAGCATCTCAGACCGTTTCCACGCGATGTCTGTCGTGGCTATCACGGCGCTGGCTAACATCGCGAATCGTGCCGCAGAAACCGGTTTCATGTTGGTGAAATCGCTAACTGTCGATCCGATCAATCAAGGTCTTCAAGAGTACCAAACCAACATCAACTCGATCCAGACGATCCTGTCGAACACGCGTTGGCAAAACACTGGTCTGAACGACGTAATTAAGGCGCTCAACGAGCTTAACCTATATTCGGATCAGACCATCTACAACTTCTCCCAAATGGCGCACAACATTGGTACGTTCACCGCGGCCGGCGTTAAGCTGGAAGTGGCTACGAACGCCATCAAGGGTATCGCCAACTTGGCTGCTGTTTCGGGTTCGTCTGCAGAACAAGCTTCAAATGCGATGTATCAGCTATCCCAGGCGATCGCTACTGGGACCTTGAAGCTCATCGACTGGAACTCGGTCGTGAACGCGGGTCTGGGTGGTAAAGTTTTCCAGGATGCCTTGGTTCAGACAGCACGAGTGCATGGCGTCGCTGTCGATAAGATGATCAAGGATGCTGGCAGCTTCCGCGGTAGTTTGGAGAAGGGCTGGGCTACCGCTAGCATCCTCACTGAGACGTTGTCGCACTTTACCGCTGACTTGAACGAAGAGCAACTCATATCTATGGGTTACTCCAAGCAACAAGCCCTCGACATCATTGCGATGGGCAAGGACGCCACGGACGCTGCCACGAAGGTCAAGACCCTTACTCAGCTTCTTGGTACGATGCGTGAGAGCGCCGGTTCAGGATGGGCCCAGACGTGGCAAATCATATTTGGCGACTTCGATGAAGCTCGGAACCTCTTCACGTCGGTCAACGATACGCTTGGTGGTTTCATCAAGAATTCGGCTGACAACCGAAACGAGCTTCTTCAGACTTGGAAAGATCTTGGCGGACGAGATGTTCTGATCGATTCTATCGGGAACTCATTCGAAGCTCTCCTGGCGGTTCTGAAGCCAATCCGGGAAGGTTTCCGCGAGATATTCCCGAAAGCAACAGCAGTTGGTCTCTACAACATCACGTACGCCATTCGTTCTTTCACCGAGACACTGAAGATCGGCGGGGAAAACGCAGATAAGCTCCGGAGGACATTTGCCGGATTGTTTGCGATCTTTGGAATCGGATGGGATGCTGTAAAGGCAGCAGCAACAGTTCTTGCACGTCTCCTGGGTATCGCCAATAAGGGAACCGGGGATTTCCTTACGATAACCGCAAGTATCGGCGATTTCCTAGTCGAACTGCGTAAAGCTATTCAAGAAGGTAAAGGCTTCGAGAAGATATTTGGAGCTGTAGGAAATGTTCTTGCGGTTCCGATCAACCTTCTCCGTGTTCTCGTCGGATACGCAGCCAAGCTCTTCGACAACTTTGATGCCGCTCGAGCTGCTCGAGGCTTGACTGGTCTTGTCGCGAAGTTCGAACCTCTTACCAGACTCGGTGAAGTTATTGTCGATGTCTGGGAGAGAGTACTTCATGTCTTGGACAACGTAGCTAATGATGCTTCTCAGCTCGGCACCAAGATTTTAGACGCCTTCGGTCCATTCTCGGATTATATCCGAAAAGCGGTCGGAGAGTTCAACTTCGACGATCTGTTCAAGGGGCTGAACACGGGCCTCTTCGGCACCTTCATTCTCACGATTCGAAACGCGTTCGGTCGTGGCGGCGTCACGGGTCTGCTGCACAATGCTACACAAGCACTTGGTCAATTGACTGACACGATGCAAACCATGCAAAACACGCTTCGTGCGGCTACTTTGCTTGAGATTGCTCTAGCCATCGGAATTCTAACCATCTCGGTTAAAGAACTGTCTAGGATTCCGGCGGACGATCTCACGAAGTCGTTGACTGCCATTACGGTGATGTTTGGTCAACTGCTTGGGGCTCTGACTCTGTTCAGTCACGCAACAGGCGTGAAGGGAATCGTCAAGATTCCTCTGATCACAGCAGGTCTGATCCTGTTGGCGGTAGCGGTCGATATCTTGGCTGTCGCAGTTAAGAAGCTTGCTGACTTGAGTTGGGAACAACTCACCAAGGGCTTGACCGGCGTAACTGTTCTGATCGGAGCTTTGACTGCCGCGGTCAGGCTGATGCCTCCAGCGCCAGGGATGATTGCCAGCAGCATCGCGCTAAACCTTCTTGCTGTGGCGGTTAAGATACTTGCAAGCGCCGTGAGCGATATTTCCGGAATGAGCTGGGAAGAAATAGCTAAGGGTTTGACCGGGGTAAGCGCGGTCCTCGTGGCTCTGGCTCTCTTCACCAAGTTCGCTGCGGTCGAAAAGGGTGGCGTTCTAGCCGGCGCAGGAATTGTTCTCCTCGCAACGGGCATAAAGATCCTTGCTCTGGCGATGCTCGACTTCGCTAAGCTGTCTTGGGAGGATATTGGTAAGGGTCTCACCGCGATGGCTGGCGGACTCTTGCTGATGGGAATCGCTTTGTCGGCGATCCCTCCCACCGCTCCTCTTATTGCCGTCGGAATCATAGGGGTTTCCTTTGCCCTTGGACTGATGGCTGACGCCCTAAAGAAGATGGGCGGAATGTCTTGGAGCGATATCGGTGCTGGACTTACCGCGATGGCTGGCGGTTTGTTGCTTATTGGCTTGGCATTAACTCTTATTCCTCCATACGCGCCTCTGACGGCCGCGGGTATTCTGATCGTTGCCGCGTCTCTAGGGATGATGGCCGACGCTTTGAAGCAAATGGGGAGTATGGGTTGGGGCGAGATTGCGAAGGGTCTCGTTACTCTAGCCGGAGCGTTGCTCATCATCGCTGTGGCCGTGAATGTCATGTCGGGAGCTTTGGGTGGTGCGGCCGCGATACTCATCGTTGCCGGCGCACTTGCCATCTTGGCTCCGATTCTTCTCACCTTCGGACAAATGTCTTGGGGAGAGATAGTAAAGGGACTTGCTACCCTGGCCGGCGTCTTCATCGTCCTTGGAATAGCAGGAGCCCTTCTTACGCCCGTTATCCCGACGTTGCTCGGTCTCGGCGTGGCGGTCGCTCTAATCGGCGTTGGTCTACTGGCGGCCGGCGTTGGTCTACTGGCATTCTCTCTCGCCATTACAGCGCTAAGCATATCCGGAGCGGCACTTACGACGACCATCGTAGCCATCGTGAGCGCCCTGATCGGTCTTATACCAACCATTATCAAGGGGTTGGGCGTAGCTCTTGTAACGCTTGCTAGTGTCCTTGGGAATGCTGTTCCTGCAATGACGCAGGCTCTGACAGCGATCCTCATTGCGTTGCTTGACGCTATTATCGCCATCACGCCGAAACTGGCCGAGGCGTTGCTCAAGCTCATTCTATATTTGATCGACATTCTAGAGAAGGCCACTCCCAGGATGGCTGAGGCGGGCTACAACATATTGCTCGCCATCCTCAAGTCGATCCGTTCGCATATTCGTGAGATGACGGACGTCGCTCTGGAGATTGTGGCTGAGTTTATCGAAGGCATGGGAGATGGTCTTCCCAAAGTCCTGAAGGCCGGCGCAGACTTCATCATCAAGTTCATCAACGGACTTGCTGACACGATCCGTAATCAATCGGAAGAACTAGGTAAAGCTGGCGGAAACCTTGCTACCGCCATCATCGAGGGCATGGCTAAGGGTCTACTAGGCGGATCCAGCGTCATCTCCAAGGCAGCGAAAGACGTCGCAAAGAATGCCTTGAATGCTGCGAAGGAATTCCTGGGAATCAACTCCCCAGCGAGGGCTTTCGTTGAGGTTGGCGAATTCTCGGCTCAAGGTATGGCCGTGGGTATCTACAACCTTGCTGATGTGGTGGCTGGTGCTGCCGAGGACATGGGAGACGGTGCGCTCGAATCGCTCCGTCGCTCTCTTTCTGGCATCCCGGCACTCATGAAGAACGACATCAACATGGCTCCGACAATCACGCCGGTGCTGGATCTTAGCGGTGTTCGAAAGACTGCGGGCCAGATTGGTTCGATTCTTTCTACTACGCCGATGTCAGTTCAGGTGTCTTCTAGGAAAGCTACGGACGTTTCTGCTGGCTTCCAAGAGAGCCAGGACGCTGCGGACGATGACGAATCGCGCCGTGGTGGAGATACATTCAACTACAACCAGTACAACAACTCGCCGAAGGCTCTGTCTGAGGCTGAGATCTACAGGCAAACCAAGAACCAGCTAGCAGTGGCGAAGGGAGTAGTGTCCGCAAATGCTTAATCAGTTGGAAGTGCGAACTGCCGCGGGCGATCTCCTGACGTTCGTGTTCGACGATGTGACGGATGGGTACGCCCTCGAAGAGATTCGGGGGCTCGACCCCGTAAAGGCAACCATTGTTTCCTCAAGCTGGGCCGGCAAGGATGGAAAGCAATACCAGAGTTCTCGCCGAGAGGAACGAAACATCGTCATATCCTTGGGTCTCGAACCGGACTTCGTCACGACGACGGTTCGTACTTTGAGGAACGCTCTCTACAAGTGGTTCATGACTAAATCGCTCGTGAACCTTAAATTCTTCGATACCGAGGGCCCTGAAGTTACCATCCAAGGCCGGGTTGAGTCTTGCGAATCTCCACCTTTCTCGAAGCAGCCTCAGATGGATATTTCGATCCTTTGCATGGATCCCGATTTCCTCGATATCGATGACGTCTCGATCGACGGCGACACTGTCTCGGACACTACCGAAACTCTCGTCACATACGATGGAACGGTGGACACGGGTTTAGTGTTTGTTCTGAATGTAGATCGGACTCTCTCGGATTTCGTGTTCTACCACAGAGCACCAGATAACACCGTGAAGGCTTTGGAGTTCACCGCTTCGTTGTTGGCCGATGATATCGTGACCATCAACACCAACTTCGGCTCTAAGTCAATCACGCTCAATCGTGGGGGCATCGTCACGTCTCTGCTCTATGCGATGTCCGCTCAATCTGACTGGATCTCGCTCCAGAACGGAGATAACTATATTCGCGTTTACGCGACTGGAGCAGCCATCCCCTATAACATCACTTATACTCCTCGATACGGAGGTTTGTGATGGAGCTCTACATCCTTGACGATCAGTTTCGCCGCGTCGAGGTGTTCGAGAAGTATGAATCGCTTATCTGGGCAGAGCGGTTCAATTCGCTTGGCGACTTTCGTTTAACGGTACAAGCTACGGACGAGAATCGGAAGATTCTATTGGAGGGCGTCCGTTTAGCTCTGCGAGGTTCTTGGCGGGTCATGGAAATCGAAACCGTTCAGGATTCTACGGATTCTGAAGGGAAAGCGATCCTTACGGCCACTGGACCTTCACTCGAGTATCTCTTGACCCAGAGAGTTGTTCGATACAGTCTGTCAGACACGCTCGATACCAAATGGGTTATATCTGACACTGCTCCGGCTACCATCGCTCGAACCATTTTTGAGAATATATGCGTTCTCGGTCTTTTGAGTTCGAACGATGTTATTCCATACATCGATCAAGACAGCACGTTCTTCCCAACCGACACGATCGATGAACCAACGGATCTCATCGATTATGAAATGGAACCCATGACTTTGTACGACGCAGAGAAGAGACTCTGTGACGTCTACGATATGGGTTTCCGTCTTATTCGAAATTATGACGAAAGCGAACTCTGGTTCGATATTTACATGGGAAGCGATCGTACTTCTCAGCAGACCGATTACCCGGCGGTCATTTTCAGCCAGGGCCTCGATAACCTGCAAAACACTTCTCAGTTGACCACGAAGACCCAATACAAGAACGTAGCGATCGTTATATCCCCAGTAGGGGTTCGAACAGTCTACGCTCCCGACGTGAGTTCCAGCGTGTCCGGCTTTGACCGAAGAGTAATGGTTGTCACTGCGAGCGATATTACAGACGCATCTTCATCTGTGGCCAATGCTCGTATGGATCAACGAGGTGCCGAAGCTCTCGGGCAGTCAAGAAAGTTCTCCGGGTTTGATGGAGAGATCAACCAAAATGCGCAGTATGTGTATCAGGTTGACTATTTCCTAGGAGATCTGGTTGAGCTCAGGAATACTCTTGGCACGAAAACCGTAGTGAAAGTAACTGAACAAATCTTCGTCTCTGACAAAGAAGGCGATCGTTCTTACCCGACTCTAGAGATCCGTCGATTTGTTACGCCGGGTTCGTGGGACGATGCGACAGCTGACTTGGTTTGGGACTCAGCACCAAGTAGCAATACGTGGGACGACGGCCTATAAGGAGGTCAAAATGCCAATTGGAGACGACGCGGTAGCCGCCGGCTTTGCGATCGTAGACGGTTCTACTGACCTCATTATTGACGGAGATCAGGAGATTAATCGTACTCGCGATTACGTAGCCCAAATTAAGGGACTCATTCCTGTGGGTAAAGCCGGCTATCGTACAGCAGCCGGCATAACCTCGGGTACATCAGACCCATCGGGCGGTACGGACGGGGATATTTACTTCAAGATAGTCTC